TGAAAAGCAAGCTAGCAAGACTTGTATATATGCTATTGTACCACAATTTACTAGAGTTTTCCAGTCTAGTCAACGCTAGAATTCTCCAGTACTTGAACCAAAAGGCAAACCTGTTATCTTAAGATGAACACTTCTAGATAGGTCTTCAGCTTTAGTATCTGTATTGGGGTTTTGTACATCTAACAATGCTTCTGCATCTGACGTATATTCTGCTCCCGTCTTTACATTTTTAAGAGTTATCTCTGTTTCTGGTTTTATAATTGCTACTTGTCTTCCATCAATTTCTTCATATCTCATACTTGCTTTTTGTTCTATAAACGACATTATCTATCCTCTCTGTTGGTTTCTAATAAACTGACTGTAACATCAGGTCCTGTAATATCTGATAACATTTTTAACTTATCATTTTCTTGTAAGACTAATATGTTAATAATAAATTCAAACGTAGCATCCGCTGCTATAGTTTTTTTGCTATAAAAGTAATCTACACTGTTTGAATTAATTTTAATTGTAACCACAGCATCTCCTGCACCTTCATTATAAATATGAATAGATTTTACTAAAGCTCTAGTATTATTTGGAACCACGTACACATCTTTTTGAGTGTTAGTGATTAAATCGTCGTTTACTTTTTTATATATATTAGCCATTAAACCAAGTAAACCTTTCTTGTTGTTCTTTTAATTGTGTTAAGAATGTAGAGTTTAATTGTTCTACAACTAATGCAATAGATCTATTAATTTGTCTTGAGTTTTCTTCGGTATATACTTTTCTAGGTTCAGGTAATCTTACTATTATCTTTGTCATTAAATAAATCCTCCATTTCTATATAAATCTATAAGGCCACCCATAGCCATTCTATCATTAGGGTCTCTACCCATTCCACTTCTACCAAAACCTGTTTGAGTATTGCCTTGATTGGGATCTCTACCTCCACCTCTATTACCACCTCCATATCCAAAAGGATTACCTACATTAATAGGTGAATTAGAAATAGGTCCAGAATATTTAGAACTTTCTTTTCTAATTTGAGATGGAATATTTTTATTCATTGAAACATATCTTGCAAAATTTTTATTAGCTCTTAATTTATCTAAATGAGATATTTTTCCAAGATTTACATTTATTGGAACTGAAGATAAATTAAAATTATTTCTTAATGTTTCATTTCCTGTTGTTGTATAATAATTTTTAGGATTACCAGATAGATCTTTTGATTCGTCATATCCTATTTGTCCAAACATTCCTCCTATAAATCTAGATAATTTTGATCCAGTTATATCTCCTTTTTTATATGAATCAATAACATTACCTAATACGGTATCTGGACTTTCGTATATTTCTTCTTGTTTTGTTACTTGGTATTCTGGATTACCTTCCAAAAACTTTCCAGCAAAAGGACCCATAGATTTTCCAGTATACATATCCTTTCCGGGGAAATAAGGTTGATACATATTTGCTGGTCCAGCCGGGGCAACTAAATCAACACCTCGATCATCTTCTCCCATCCCCATAAATTCTCCAGGGTCGGCATCTATAGTATTTGGTTCTAAAAAAGGAAGTTCTCTATAACCAAGACGTTGAGGTTGTCCTACATATTTTTCTTTATTTCCGTAAAATTTATTTTCACCACCTTGGGTTCCATCAAAATCGTGTTTATCAATTGCAGAAATAGTACCATCAGGGTTTTCTCTATAAGTAAATTTACCTAGTGTTGCATCAATATCTGTAGAGGGATTAGAAAAAATTCCTGACATAGAAATGGGATTAGATAAATCATAACCAATAGCTTTATTTCTTTCAAAAAAATCTCTTTTACCGGTATTCATAATATTATCATAATACATACTTCTATCCGCCATTCCAGAAGCAGTTCTATTTTTAATTTCTCCTAATTGATCTGCATTAAAAAAATCTTCAGTAATAGGTTCTTGAGATCCTGAAAGATTTCTTATATATGCTCTACCCGAAGAAGGCCCTATGGGAAGTCCTGTTAAAGTATTCATAATTCCTTGATTATTTTGTAAAAAATCAACCCCTGTACGTACATTTTGTGGTGTTAAAAGTGAATCTAATATAGACATTACCTTCTACCATCTGGTTGTATGTCAACTTGGAATGTACCAAATCTCCATGACTCACCTGAAGATAAGTTAGCTAATTTTAAATTAGCATATCTTCCTCTAGCTCTTGTGTCTACTTTTGTAGTATCACCATTTATAGTAAAAGGACTCAAAGGTGAATTAACTTCATCCGTTGTAGGGTAATCTGTAACCCCTATAGTAATTGTATTATTTCCAGTCAATACTTTAAAGTTAGGTAGAAATCTTCTCATGGCTAGAAATACCTCACTCTGATCTTTTTGTAAAGAGAAACTGAAAGACTGAATAAAAGATTGTAAAGTTGTTGTAGATCCATCAGGATTAATTTGATCGGTCCCCGTTTCATGAGCAAAGTAAGTAGTTTGACCAAGACCTGATTGTCCTGTTACATTGGGAAATGTACCACTAGCTGAACTATTAAAAGATGTAGCATAGGGTTGTGGATAAATAAGAGTATCCATCCAACTTGTTCTATTAAAATTTGTATTAGTGTTTGTATACCATGTACCTAATGGAGGTTGTTGAGCTTCACCATAATTATAAGCAACAGATCTATTATTAAAATCTGAACCTGCAGATGGATACCACCAAGTAATTTCTGTAAATAAATTATTTAAACCTGCTGTAACTTGTTGACCTTTAGTTGTATCAATATCATCATAAACATAATCTTCTACAGAACATGGTAGAGATTTAACTGTACCATCGAATGCAAAGAAACCATTGTTAGACATCCAATAAGCAATACCATCAATTTCTGCAACTGCATTTTTACCAATCAATCCACAGTTAGTTCCAACTTGTTCAAAACCAAATGTAAATGGAGCTCCAACAAATTTCATTGTGTACAATGCGTTGTCTGTCCAAACTAGAATTGTTTCTTTAGCGATCAACGATCCGACAATTTTAGTTCCATCTTGTAATCTAAATGTACCTGCAGTATTAGTTGCTAATACATCATAGTCATTAATTTGTTCATCAGTTGAGAATCTTATAAACATATCATCTTGAGAATCTGTATCCCAAGTGTTATTACTATTTAATATAGCTAAAGTTCCAAAATGAATTAAGTGTCTAGTCGTAGGAGATACTAAAGTTATTCTAGTTCTCGTAGGATTTTTTGTAGTAAGTAATCCTGCTGTACTTTGAGATGCTCTAACTGCTAAAGGTGAAGGAACTGCTGTGTTCCAAGTATAAGTTTTACCGTTAGCAATAGTTGCTACTAGTACATCTCCATAATTTCCTAAAGACCATAGTCCTGGTTCTAAAACTATTTGCGAAGCATTGACCGCTGAACCCCAACCACTGTAGTCTGTGGCGTTAGTAACCACAGCATTGTTTAAATGTTCTACAGCTGTTGTTCCTCCAGCACCTCTAGTAATTCCACTTATTGTATCTGTGCCTTCAGTATTTGTTGTGTAAGTCATTAACTCATTACCAATTAGTAAAGTACCTGAAGATGGAAAAACAGAAGATTCGTCTACTACAAGACTTGTTGCACCTATAGCAAAATTACCTGCCATGTTTATTGCATTTACTGATGCTCCTGGAACTGTTCCACCATACTGTCCTAAACCAAAACCATAACCATAACTTTGTTCAGCAGGACCTACTGGAGAATAGGGTGCTGTAACTAAAGATCCTTGTGTAGTAACTGTAGCTGTTGATTGGTTTAAAGAATTAATTGTAAAAGTTGTAGAGTTGGGAACTGTCAATACTTGATAAAGTTTATCTTCAAATTGTGCGTTAGTTAAACCTGCTGATATTAAAGGAGCTGATAATACTACAGTATCAAATAAAACAATATCACCTGCTTCTAAATTATGAGCTTGGGCTGTAGTTACAGTACAAGTTTTGGCACTAGTACTATCAATAGATAGAGTACAACCTGGAAATGTAATTTGTGTAGGTGTAATTGTGTTAGTAGTTTTAAAAGGAGTTATATCAAATAACTGTCCTTCAAAATATATAAGTAAAAATTTATCTGTACCAATTGCAACATAACGATTACCTGCTTTATCTACAAATGAGTGTTGTGCTCTTGCTACACCAACCATTGTTTCTGTAAGTAATGATTGCCAACCTCCTATTTTTTCTGGAAGTCCGTATCTAAATCTAGCAAGGTCTGAATCTACCCAACGACCTTGAGCACCAACAGATGTATCTTGTTTATCTATTCCGGGTGCAAATTTAATTTGAGTGAGCATCTATTATGCTCCTATGCTGAATTAGTTTTATAAGTCCAACCTAACGGAGTATTAACATATACTAAAGTTATGGCTTGGGTGTTAGTTGTTAGTGTTAAATCAGCTGCTGTACTTAAAATGTTATTACCATTTCTACCTACTACACAGTTGTTATTTCCAAAACCTTGAGGACTTGTATTGGCATCTATAATTGTTACCTCATCTCCTTGAACAGGACTAGTAGGTAAAGTTATAGTTACTGCATTTTGAAAAGTATTAAGAAGAATTTGATCTCCTGCAACTGCTAAATAATTTGAGTTAGTTCCAGCTACAACTTCATAGTAACCTTTGTTTAATATACTTCTAACTGTATTAGTTCCATCAGAATAAAATACTCCTGTTGATTTAGCAGGTACTGCTACAGGTGCTGTTGAGTTAGCGGTCTTAACATTTATTGTAAAATTATTATTAGCTCTTACAGTAGTGTCTTCTACTATAAATACTCTTAAAGCAGTTCCTCCTGAAGGAACACTTTGAGGCATAATTAATGTTTGGTTTCTAGTTAAAGTACCAGTTAATTTTATGTATAAATTTTTACCTGTTGCTGTAGTTGTGCCGGCTGCTGAACCATCTGCAAGAGTTAAAGTTACATCTGCATTTCCACCCATAGGAATTGAAACAACTCCTGAAGATGCTAGTTCTAAAACTTGTAAATTAGTATTAGTAATAGTTCCCCAAAGACCAGCATTTTCGCCGGTTGTAATTAGTTCAATTGCTAAATCTGATGAGTGTGCTGATGCCATAATTAATAAGGTTTTATCTCCACCCAAACGTTGTTTGCATTCGGGTCTATATCATTCCATGTTATGACGTTTGAGTTATTTGATTTTAGATTTAAACTTAAACCTGTAGGAATAACGTTTGCGCCAGCATTTATAATAACAGTTCCAGTTGATAAAGTCAAAGGGTTGTTAGTTGTGTTAATTGTGATGTCTGTAAAGGCGGTAACTGTACTGTTTTTTAAAATAAAAGGTGTACTTTCTGCTGTTAAACTTACATCACTTCTAATAGTTACAGTTCCTGTTTTTAAAAGAAAAGGATCTGCTGAAGGAATTTCAGTAATAGAAGTTGCTGCTACACCAACAAGACCTATATCTAATATTAAATTATTAGGATTGACTGATATTAGTACGCTACCATCGCCGGGATTAGTAGTCGCAAAAGGTTGCGCTGCGAATGAATCAAATCCAAACAGCATAATTACCTAGCGTTGTTGGGAATGGTATTTGTACCGACTAGGGTTTGGCCGAAAGCCATGTAGAGGTATCTAGTAGCACCGTTTAAATCACCGTCTGAACTTCTAAATTTGAAACCATTAGATATGAGATCTGTTTGTCCATAACCACCTTGTTCATTATTTGTAGTATTAGCATATAAATATTTTTGGTCTCCACCACTTGCATTAACACCATTGGCAGGAAACATTTTATTATTCATCATAAACCAATTAGCTGAAGTATCTGCTTTTCTAAACATAACAAATGCAGGTGAAAATCCTGTGTAAACAAATGTACCATTTACCGCATTATTTCCGTAAAATGTATTAAATCTGCTATAACCCGATACCTCTGAAAAACTGTAAGCTACAAAAGTTGCATCATTTACATTTACATCACTATCAGTACCCAAAGTAAAAACTGAAGATGTTGGCTCTACATCATACCATCTAGAACTACTTGTAGCTGCTGCAGAAGGTTGATTAAGTTGAATATATTTAGTTGCACCTAAAGATGTATGATAAATTTGCCAATTAGCACTAGCGTCTAATCTTTTAACCATAATCATTTTTGGAACAGCACCTAAATGATGAGGAATTGTCATTCCATTTGTTCCATTACCTGTATATTTAATTATTGAAAAACCTGCTGTAGCATTAACTGAACCTGTGTAAGTTTTATAAGCACCACTTCCACCAGTATTTCCTGATACTGCTGTTCCTGCTTTCCAGTTCCACGATGCGTAACTTCCACCACTTAAATTAACTTTTGGATCTGCATCTCCAGTTCCAAAACCTACTGTAAAACCATCTGATATAAAATTTACAAGAGAATTATTATTAGAAGTTTCAGCACTACTATCATTTGGTTGTAGTTGTTTACCAACGCCCCTTGCCGAATCTTGTTCGGAATGGTCTGTGGTACCCAATCTTTGTTTAACCCATGTCCAGTTAGGTTCAAACCCCACCCCTGTAACATTTTGTTGATTACCATCACCAGTATAAAGTTTGGTGTTCATAAAAAGAGATCCATTATTTACTGTAGTATAAGCCATTATGCGTTTAGTCCTTTCGTTGATAGCGGTTCATAGCCCGACGGAACGTCGTATTCAAATGTACCTGGTGTTGATCCTGATGTTCCTGCACTAGATACTGCTGATGTTCCGAAATATCCATTGCCAAAATTTGTTGAACATACAGAACCATTATAAGGTGAAATCCAAATTCCATAATCATTTGAAGAATTAGGTGTCCAAGTAGCTAATGCTCCAGTTCTTGAAGCACCACTTGTTGGACTTCCACTTGTTAAGTAAGCTCCTCCATTAATACTCATATAATAAGCACCATTATCCATATCAAAAGCAAATGATGCAATATCTCCATTACTTAAAGCAGGAAAAATACCAGAATTTGAAGCATAATTATAAATGTAACCTCTTGGATCCATTCCAATAACTCTATTTCTAGGGTCTCCAGCTCCACCATCTAATACAACACCATAATCTGTATCACTTGTTAAACAAATTGCAACTACTGGATATTCAGCACTAATTATAGTAGTAAATTTTACTTCAAAATAATATTTTCCACGTGCATCTGGTAGGCAAAGTGTTGAAAATGAATTACCATTATTAGCAGCTGAATTTCCTGTAACTGTATTATTACCATTACTTAAAGTACCAAAAGAACTTGTAGCTATAGCGTTCATTGTACAAAAAACGTTAGAAGGGTTGTCTAAAGCATTTGTAAGTGTGCCACCACCAACTGTAAAGTTATTACTATTACCAGATTGGTCTGTAACTGAATTACCATTTTCTAAAATAAAGAAACCATTAGTTCCATAAGTTACAGTAGGAGCAGTAGTTATTTTCCACTGACCTGTGACAGAATCTGTTGAACCAAAGGTATCTGCTTGATAAGTATAACCATCTGTAAAAATATAATAAGATAATAGTCCATCAAGGTGATTATTATTAACACCACCATTTCTACTAATATCAGTAAAAACCGTACTCGTTGTTCTAATTGTTT